GATCCGCTTTTGGGTTAAAGTCTTTCCATTTCGAAATATCTACACCACATTTTAAAAGTTGATGAACGGTGAAAATAGAATCCGCATCATCAATCCAAACACACATATAAAGCTGATTGAACGCATATTTGCTATAGCGTTGTTTCAGTTTATCAATATTAAATAACGTATCGGCACCGCCTTTTAGTGCATCTTCAATCGTCACCACATAACGCCACTGACCATCAGGGCAAAGTCGCCCACCGTCACGCAATTCTGCAAAGGTCGGGAATGGAATGTTTTTGCGTTTAGGGTCGCCATCTCGCCAGTTGTCGCCACTCCAAAAAGAATAGGATTCATGGAATTTGGAAGAGGGCGTACTGAAATAGGTTTCACGCCATTTTTCATGCGTTGCCATGGCTGATGCCACGTCATTGAATCGCTGAAAGTCACGAATCCACGCATATTCATCGCCGTACACATGACCACTATTCCCTTGCGACGTATTTTTGTTGGTCGATAAAAAATGCAGTTCCGCGCCATTGCTTAAAATAATTGGGTTGCCAGTCAGCTCAACACCGAAATATTCCCTCGCCATCTTCACGATGTAATTTTTAAAGATTTCTGCTTGTCGCTTACTAGCTGATAAGAATATTTGATTGTCGCCGCTAAAAATTGCATCTTCCAACGCTTCAAAACTAAAATAATAGGTCGCCCCAATTTGACGCGATTTCAGAATATTGCGCACATCGTGGTGCTTGTTAGCGCGGATGTGTTTTTGATAATCAAACAACGAATCAATAAACGGCTGGCACATTTCGGGGGTGACGTGGGAAATATCATTTTTAACCCGTTTTTTCTTCTTGCGCTCATCACCATCACCACTATCAGCAAAGGCGCGCTCATTGCCAGAAACGTCCGCAGGATTGACCACACTTTTTGCCACGGCTTTCGCCACCGTTGCGGCACGTTGCTTTTTGTACTGAATATCTTTATCGATCAGGGCTTCGAGTTCTTTTATTTCCTGATCGCTTTTATTTTCACGTTCTGTCAGCGTAATAATGCGTAACGCAATTAATTCTTCAATCCCGCTTTCGCTGATTAAATTGCGCCAGTTGTATTTTTCCGCCCAATAGTAAATCGGGCGTGTGCTATTTAAACCTAATTCTTCAGCGATCTCTTTCGGCGTGTATTTTTTTAAATATAAAAACTTTGCCGCATAAATCACCTCGTCATCGTAGCGTTTTGTTTTTCTTTTTCTTAGCTTAGATTCCGTCATTTTTTATCTTGCTGTTGTTTTGTGGATGTATTGTGGCAACAAAAACAGCAAAAATTTAATGGCAAAAATTGGATATGTTCGGATATGCGCAGTTATTGATCTATATCCGAATATATCCGAATTTCGCCCCGTGATTTTGTAAAAAAGATCGGCAAAAATGACCGCACTTACGCAAATAAAGCGCAACACAGGCATTTCTAAAATGAACAAATCAAAACTAAAAACTGATTTTATTTGTATCGCCACATCGGGCTACACCGTGGACGGCCGCCAAATCACCGCCCAAGAGTTGCACGAAATGGCAGAAACCTACGATCCAGAACACTACACTGCAAATTTATGGCCAGAACATCGCCGTTGGTTCAACATGGGGCAGGTCATTGAGCTAAAAGCCGAAGAAAATGAAAAAGGCGAAACTCAACTTTTTGCCATCATCGCACCTAATAAAGAATTAATCGAATACAACCGTGCAGGACAATACTTATTCACCAGCATTGAAATTACCCCGAACTTCCGTAACAGCGGTAAGGCTTATTTATCGGGCTTAGGTGTGACAGATTCCCCAGCATCCGTAGGAACAACAGAATTAAAATTCTTCAATGCAGAACAAAAAGGCAGTATTTGTGGCGAATTTATCAAGGTAGATTTTTCCGCAAAAGAAGATGTTGAAGAAGAAAAGGCATTACGCACCTTAGCGAATGTTTTTAAAAAACTATTTTCATCTTCCGCCCAAACAACGGAAGAGCAACCAAATCCTAATAACAACAATAATAAAGAGGACGATGCAATGAACGATAAACAGTTCGCGCAATTAATTGATGCGGTGAATGGTTTAGGCGCAAAAATTGACAATCATTTTTCAGCCAAAGTAGAAACCAAAGAACCAGAAAACAAACCAGAAGAAAAGAAAGATGAACAACCGCAAAGCGTAACAGCAGAGCAGTTCACTCAACTTTTAACAACGGTTCAGGCGTTGGATAAAAAATTCAACGAATTAAGCCAAGAACAAACCGAAGTGCCAAGCGGTGTACCAACCGTTGAAAACGAAAATGTTTATAGCTTAAACGGTTACAACATCGACTTATCAAAAGGATTCTAAACAATGAATAAACAAGCGTATTACGCCCTAGTGGCAGCATTAGCGAAACATTTTAGTCAACCCATTGATTCAATTCTACGTGGCGAAAGTTTTGCACTTAAAGCACCTGAAGCAGCACAGTTAGGCGAAAATATTCAACAGCGTTCTGATTTCTTGAAACAAATTAATATGATTCAAGTAGCACATACGAAGGGTCAAAAATTATTTGGTGCAACAGAAAAAGGCGTTACTGGTCGTAAACAAACTGGCCGTAATTTGGCTAATCTTGATCATACACAAAATGGCTTTGAATTAGCCGAAACGGACAGTGGCATTATTGTGCCATGGGCATTATTCGATTCGTTCGCCATTTTTAAGGATCGCCTTGTTGAGCTTTATAGCGAATATTTCCAAAACCAAGTTGCATTAGACATCTTGCAAATTGGCTGGAACGGTCAAAGCGTAGCAGATAATACAACTCAAACAGATTTGTCTGATGTGAATAAAGGTTGGTTGAAACTTTTACAAGAACAACGTGCGGCCAACTTTATGACCGAATCTACAAAATCCTCAGGCAAAATTACCATTTTTGGTGATAACGCCGATTACGCAAATCTTGATGATTTAGCCTTTGACTTAAAACAAGGCTTAGATTTCCGTCATCAAAACCGAAATGATTTAGTCTTCCTTGTTGGTGCGGATTTAGTCAGCAAAGAAACGAAACTCATCCAGAAAAAACACGGTTTAACGCCTACGGAAAAAGCCGCATTAGGTTCACATAACTTAATGGGCTCATTTGGTGGAATGAATGCCATTACACCGCCAAACTTCCCAGCACGTGCTGCAGCAGTGACAACGCTTAAAAATTTAAGTGTATACACCGAAGCTGAAAGTGTACGTCGTTCTTTACGTAACGATGAAGATAAAAAAGGTGTGGTGACATCTTACTACCGACAAGAAGGCTATGTTGTGGAAGATTTAGGGTTAATGACTGCTATCGACCACACCAAAGTGAAATTAAATGGTGAAGAATAGGAATTAACACCAAATGGGAATGCGAGATTTTCAACGCCAAATGCAGGCATTAGCAGATATTAATCAAGTATCAGGGAGCAATACACAACAAAGTGCGGTTGCGACTCACGGTAATGATTATGCCGTGCTTGAAATCGCCTTACAAAATGATGTGAACGCAGTACGAGCATTCCAGACACGTGCCGAAAAATTAGACTATAAACGCAACCGATTTTTGCCAAAGTGGTTGCCGTTTGTGAATGAATATTTAGATAAAGGGGCAATTTATCAGAATGATTACTTGGTTTATTGCATTGTGTATTTGTTTGATATTGCTGATTTTGACCGAGCCTTGTCATTGGCTGAAAAAGCAATTAAGCAAAATCAATCTATGCCGCAAGGGTGGCAAACCACATTGCCAAACTTTGTCGCAGACCAAATTTACAACTGGACCGATAAAACCGCCGCAGCGGGTCAATCCGTGGAGCCATATTTTACGCAAACTTTTAAAAACGTGGCGACCCTGTGGAAGTTGCACGAAATTGTCACGGCGAAGTGGCTCAAATTAGCGGCGGCACTGCTTTTACGCAGTCCTAAAGGAAAAGTACAAGCCAGTGGTATTGATGATGCCGAAACCCTTGTACTGGCTATCCAATTGTGTAACCGCGCTTTCCAACTCAATCAGAAAGCGGGTGTAAAAAATATGATTGAGCGTTGTGTCATGCGTTTAAACGCATTGGCAAAATCGGGCGATTACGACCCGAACCGTCTTCCCCAAGTGGCGGGCTTGAGTTTGGAACCAAGCCAAATTGATTTTGATCTTGTTATTGAAAAACTCACTGCCCGCCCACTCCAAAACAGCGAGGAAGGCAATGTTTAACGGCAGAACGCAAGATTATGATGACTCTGTCATCACCAATAACGGCTTTTGGTCGGATATTTATGTTGAAGAGTTTCAAAAGCAACGTGCCATTCCGTTGCAAATCCCTGTGGAAATGGTGAAAACGGCACTCATTGCCGCTATGCAAGGCGTTAATTTAGATCTTGCCGAGGTTGAAGAAAATCACCGTAAAAATGTGGTCAATTCTGTGCAAGAAATTTCAACACAGTGGATTAATGGCGAAAATTATGCCGAAACCCTGTACAAAAAAGCGGTATTTGCCCGCGCTAAAGCGGAGTTACTCCCAGAATTTAACACCCTTTCAGGGCGTGAAATTCACCAAAACCGCGAATACGTGGCCGAGCAAAAAAGCCTATTGGCAGAAGCAACCTACGCTATCCGCACATTGAAAGGTAAAAAGCGGGGATCGGTATGGCTGCTGTAAAAAAGATGTTGTATCAGCAATTAACAGATTTTTTGCTTACCAAGCTGCCGAAACGTTATCACGGGGATTTTTACAGCTGGATTGAAGACGGCAAATTATTGAATGAAGGGCGACAAGTGACCGAAAACGGCATTGAAGTGTGTCACCTTTCCTATAACGGTGTATTTCACTTTGAGGATTTGCCATTCAACGAAATTTCCCCCGCTTATCTAATGGCGCATATTCAAGTGTGGGTAAACGAAAATGACCCCATGCGCGATGTATTGGATGAAAGTGAAATCCCATTTGATTTAGACATTATCGACGATAACACAGCAGATTTAATCTTTACTATCGCTTTCCGTGAGCCACTGACGGCAATGGAAGATAGCGAAGGCGAATTAAAAATTGATGGTGTGAATTATCGTTTAGATGAAATTGAAGTCTTTACGGCTGAATATATTGATGTTGTGGCGACGGTTGAACAATGAAGATTTTAATGGGGCTGAAGCCTGGCACGGTAGAAAAATTAAAGCACACATTATTGTATTTACGTCTTACGCCGAAAATGCGTAATCAAGTGATGCAAAAAGTATTGTGGCGATTAAAAAAGAACGCTGAAAAAAATGTGACTCATCAACAATCGCCAGAGGGCAAAGCTTGGGCGCCTAGAAAGAAAAAATTAAAAGGTGGCGTGCGTAAAAATAAGTTGCTGAAAGAAAGTGCGGCTAATTTAAATTCTAAATTAGAGCAACAAGGCGAACGAGGAAAACTGTTTTATAAAAACTCTCATTGGGCAAAAGTCCGCGCGATTCACCAATATGGCTTAGAAGTTCCTGTTGAGCAAACTGAAAAAGATAAAAAAGCCTTAGAAAAATTGTTGGCACAAAATAACCAGCCAGCAACACCACAACAAGCACGTCGGCTAAGAGAATTGGGTTATCAAGTGCGCAATGGGAAAACCAAAACAGGTAAACAAAAATATAAAAAAGTGCGTTTAAAAAGCATTCGACAAACCATGTCACGTGGACAAGCTGGTTTAATTATACGAATGATGGAAAAACAAAAAGGGATCAATATTCGGCGAGGTTTAGCCTCTTACAAAATGGCGAAGCGAGAATTTTTAGATGAAAACCCAAAACGAAACGCTGACATTATTACCGAAGAATTATTGAAAGGCTTTGAAAAAGCAGGCTATCACTTACAGCCATAAAATAACCAAATTCTAATAACAACAATAAGAGGACAATAAAGAATGTTCCCATCTGTACAAATTAACGCTCTTAATCAGTTAAGTGGCGAAACCAAGGAAATAGAACGTCACGCATTATTTGTTGGCGTAGGCACCACTAATCAAGGAAAGTTATTGGCATTAACGCCCGATTCTGATTTTGACAAAGTATTTGGCGAAACCGATACCGACTTAAAAAAACAAGTGCGTGCGGCAATGCTTAATGCGGGGCAAAACTGGTTCGCACACGTGTATATCGCACAAGAAGACGGCTATGACTTTGTCGAATGTGTG